CCATTAGTAGGTGAGTTAGATACTTCTAACCTTTGTTCAGATACAGCATTATCAGCTATTTGTGTTCCTGTAACGCAATCAGCAGTAAAATTAGCTGTTACAACTGCGTTGTTTGCTAATTCAGTTTGTCCTATAGCATCAGCTGCTATCTTAGCTTGTGTTACTGCGTCATCAACAATTTTTGCTGTTGTTACTGTTCCATCACTAGGTTCGCCAATACCGCCTGACTCTTGATAAAGAATAAAATCAGGAGCTGCCGCTAAATTAGTTGCTGTCTTAAACCTAGACCCATCAATAATAAAACCAGTGATCCCACTTGTGGACGTACCAGAATTAGGTCGTTGGATTACACCGCCATAACTAACTAATAAAGTATTTGCTGCTGCTGGACTAACTGCTGTAGTTGTTCCAGAAGTAACAAGAGTAAAATCATTCCCTGGATAACTAGCCGATCCATCATTAGCAGCATTTCTAAGAGCTAAATATTTAAAATCTGGGCCACCACCTCCACCACTTACCTTTGCTACTGATCCATCATCTTTTTTGAAAAACAGTTCAGCCGTATCCGTTCTTATAACGGGTTCACCTACCACCATGTCAGAGGCAGATGGATCGCTGCCACTACCTCTTTTCAGCTTAACTGTGTTGGTCATTAGTTATTCCTCAGATGGTTTAGTAAGTTCCACCATCAATATCAAAACCAGAAACAGACCCGTTCTCAAGGAATGTAACTAGATCAGATAAAGCGACCTGAACCATTGTGCCTGCATCATTAACGACTAAACGATCAGCAGCAGCCAAAGTTGTTGAGGTAGCTGACGTACTACCATCGCAACATGTATTCAATTCGGTGGTCGTTACGGTTGCGCCATCAAGAATTGCAATCTCTGTTGAAGTTAAGGCTGCTAAAGCTGACGCACCACCTGATTGACAACTACTAAGGGTGTTTAAATCAGCCGCAAAAGCAACAACGTTTGTACCGATAGCCAAACCAAGAGCAGTTCGAGCAGCACTAGCTGAAGTTGCTCCTGTTCCTCCATCTCCTATAGCAAGCGTTCCAGTGATAGAACTTGCATCTAGCTTTACAGCTAGTTCATTTGATTCAATAACAATTCCACCGTTGCTTTTAAGATCAGCAGAAATTGTATTGCCTGATTTTTGTAATCCATCACCTGCCGAAATTTGTCCTGCACCTGAAAACTGAGCAAATGTAAGGTTATTTGTTCCTACAACTGCTGAACCTTTATCTGATGTGCAAGAAAAACCATTCTCTGCGTTAACTGTTCCTTCTTCTATAAATGTAAACGCTCCAGCAGCATCAGCACCAGCAGCCATGTCATCAGTTCTTGTCCAACTACCACCACTTACAACTTTATATATTCCGTTCTCAGTTTGAGTTGACTGTCCTGCTACAAGTACTCGATCATTTGCAGATAAAGAAACTCCATCAACCGTTTGCGTATTAGCTAACGTTATGTTGCTAGTTGCTACAGCTACACAAGAGTCTTTAATGTCTAGACCTTGTGCAACTCCATCGACATAGCCCTTATTTGCTGCATCTCCATTTGCTGTGCAATCAGCAAGGTTTGTGATTTTCTGACTATTAGCAGAAACAGCAGCCGTTGGAGCTGCCATCTGATCAAGCCTATTTACTTGTACTCCTGTATCAAAATCAGATATTTTTGTATGCGCTATTGAAGGAATATCAGCAGCAACTAAAGCCCTATACGCAGCAGCCGCAGCCGATCCAGCAGTAGGGCCAGCAAGAATATAGTTAGCTGTCTGGGTCGTTTCTTTGTCGAAATACTTACCTTTACCACCTACAGGAATAATGGATGTTGCCGATCCACCTGCACCACCAGTTCCTTTACCAAAGTAAAGAATCTCATTACCTTCCGAAAAAGCTAATTCTGCGTTTTCGAGACTGGTAGGTGCTGAACTTCCAGTGCTTCTTTTGATTCTTATAGTGTTAGCCACTAGAAGTTGCCTCCGTCTGTAATTGTGCTAGTAGTCCAAGATGCGTCAGCCTTAAGACTTGACGATGTACTGTCATAGTAAACGATAGATCTATTTACAGCATTATCCAAGTTAATTATGTCAGTAGCACTAGCACCTTGCGGCCCTTGAGTTGCAACCGTTATGACTGAACTATTGCTTTCGTCAACAGTTACAGTGTTTTTATTAGTGGTGACGTTAACAGTAGTCATGCAGTGTATCCTTCATCCATATAAATAGTACCTTCTATCCAGTATTCTTTCAGCCCTGCACCGTTAGTTAATAACACATCATATTTATATTCATCAGCAGTAAATGCAGTTGTTTGAGTATCTGTAAGTGTCCAAGTCCATGTTCCATTCGCTGCACTTGTAATAGCGCAAGTGGCATCAGCAGCTTTAGTCGTACGACCAGAATCCCAAATCTGACTTGCGATTGAATATCCTGAAAGATTTACTGCACTACCTCCCGAATCTTTCAATGTGACCGAGACACTGTGATCCGACCTTCGTTGGATCGTCATGTCATACGTTCCAGGTGCTATCGCCATAGGAATCTTTGCTTATCTTTTAAGTATATCAAGCTTATGCAGGTTTATTAGGCCAAGTCACTTCCTCTGGATTGGATAAAGTTGATGGTAAATCTCTAAGTGTTTGTCTATATTCCTTTCTCTCATCACTCATTGTCAGGTCTGAACTAGCCCACCAATCCGTTTCTGCTAAAAGTTTATTACGATTTTCTCTTAATAAAATCCATTTAGCATCATGTCCATTACTGGAAACAGTATTAGAAGTAAAAGTACAGTCCTCATAACTATCTCCTATTGATACTTCTCCTTCCGCAACAACAGCAATAGATCCTTCAGGTGGCGACCATAAAGTCATATCTCCATTCCATTCCACAACATTAATTACTTTTTTATCTTCAATGATTGCGTAACGAGCCATAGGTCTAAAAGCCTTCTTCTCTATTTTAGATAATTGGAATCCAATACTAACCCGATTACATTCACTTCCTACACAATGCCAAAAATAAGGTTTAGTTCCTGTAGCGGTAAAACGTCTGACAGTAATTCCCTTATCGTCATAATCAGTAATAACTTTTCCATCTTTGTAATATCTAAAAAATGATTTCTCTTGTTCTGAAGCGTAAGTAATATAAATCCGATCAGTTGGATGATTGTGATTTGTATGCCAACTCATAAAACCAGTGTCGGGATATAAAAAAGTCCCACTACAAGAAACATGTAAATCAGGAAATAAATCTTTTACAATCTTTTCTATTTCCTTCGCTGGTATATCTACTAACGCTTCAGAAAGATTATTTTTATTACTCTTTGGCACATCAAAATCTATAAGTGAAAGAAGTCTCTCTTCCGATACATTATTTTCCCAATCAGGTATATATTTAGCTTCCGAATTTGCTTTTATTTCTTCCAGATACGGTTCAATTATTTCCTTTATTTGCTGGCTTATTTCTGGTGGAAATGAATTACGAATTACCACTGGAATACAATAATATAGCCTGCCCCACCTGAATTTCCAGCAGAGTTACTTACATCTGGATGATACTTTCCTGCGCCTCCATTACCATAACTATTACCTGTAAATTCAGCAGCATTTGCATCTGTATATCCCGTTACGTTGCCTGTTATACCAGCAGTTCCATTCCACCCTAGAAGATGATTGCTACATGATCCTGCCGAGCCACCTGCTGTACTTTGGTTTTGACCAGCGTAATTAGAACCTCCTCCACCTCCAGCAGTACAAGTTGCACCCGAACCAGCAGGGTTAACAGAAGAAGAACCTCCTGCATTTCCATTGCTAACTACTCCTGAGCCACCCGATCCTACTGTGATTGCAGCACTAGAACCTAATTCACTTGAGCTATAAAACTTGATCGCTGTTGAACCTGAACCACCCTGACCTGAATAGGCAGGCTGAGGAGTACCATCATTGTTAGACCGACCGCCTCCACTCGATCCTCCACCTCCAATAATAATAAATAGAAACCCAGACCTAGCTGCTTCGGGAGTAAAGGTTGTATTACTAGAGAAAGTACTAACAGATGCGCCTAGAGAAGAAATAGCCCAACTTAAAGCACTCCCATCTGTCGTTAAAGTCTTACCGCTATTCCCTGATTGACTTGGTAATAAAGCCGCTATTCCTGCTGCTGCTGTTGTTGCACCTGTACCTCCATTAGCAACATCTGTTACTCCTAAAGACTTATAAAGAGTTGAACTTACCGATCCAACCTCGATCCAAGATGTATTTCCAGCGTTTCTTACTTTTAAAACTGCTGGACTAGAAGAAGTATCAAGCCACTGCATAAATGCAGCTTTTGTTGATGGCTCGCTATTTCCACTATTTAAGGTTTGAAGAGCTTCGAGATTGTCATTAATATCTATCCTCGCCTGTGGAAAGGTGACATTTTCTAAACGTTCTGAATTAGCTCCTCCTGTTGGGTTTGCTTGTGGCATTAGATGGCCCTCCCGAATCCTGTCACAGTGTACATAAATGCTGTATTCACATTACTCCCATTATTGAAGGTTGCGGTAAATCCTGTTCGGCTCAAATTAGAAATACTTACATGTAACGTAGTACTAGAAGAATTTGGAGTGATTTGCACTTGTGGTGTTTGATAAAACGGTTTTTCAAAAATAACGTTATAAACCCCAGTAGAAGCTGAAGTGTTAGAAGCAACAGAAGCACTATCTGTTCTACCTAATAAATCTAAAGTCGAGCCAAGATCGCTAATTGTTACTTTTGCATCTGTGTTTGTTGAAGTAATAGAAGCTTTAATTTGCAATCCTCTCGCTCTTACAATTGCAGCTTCAAATTCTGCCCATTCTCCCCATGTAGGAGAAGAACTAGGATTGTCAGGTGTAGTTCTTACAAATAAATCTACATTCGCTTCATCAATAACATCTCCATCAAATTTTCCTGATGCTGCGTCAAATAAGCCAGTCCTCGAATCCCAAGCTGATCCTGTTGCAGCAATAGAATTACTAATAACCTCCTTTCTTAAAACAGCGTCATATTGAACACCAGAATGTCCAAAGTCAAAAGTAGTTGCAAACGTATATTCTCCCTCTTCATCCCCATCAGCATAAAATGGATCATGGTATCCAGATGATACATAAGGATTAGGAGTTAAAACTAAGTTGTTTCCTGTGATACCTAAACCACTATTGACTTTAGTACCACTAAAAGCTGTCTCTTCACTCCATGTCTTTACATTTAAACGTCTTGTTGAGGCAGGTAAAGTTGTGATAAATGAAGCAGGATTAACTGATTTATTGCCTAAATAATCTTGAGCTTTAACAAAATACGTTCCAGCTAAAAGAGGAACTTGTTTCTGAGTCGAAGCACCTGAGACACCATCAACAATCTTGTTACTCGTTAGCCAACTAGCACCTGAAGTTCTAGGGTCATGTCTGATGATAATTCGACCACCTAATTTAACATCTAACTGAGGGACTTCTTTCCAAGAAAGTACAGCTAATGTTTCCGAAATTGGAACCATTGATAAGTTTGTGATGTCATCTGGATTACCTTGAACACCTCTAACATCGTATTCACCAACAGCAGGTGTACTATAAAGAAGTCCACTAGAACTTAAGCTGGAGACTTGAACTGCGTAAACTCCAGTTTTGACATCCAGTAAATCTAATGTGGTTCCGTTTATAACTTCTGTTGTGAAATTGTCGTCTTCATGTCTCCACTTAACTCTATAACGATCTACTCCATCTACTCCTGACCAATGGAATGTAACCTTTACAGCAATCTTACCGTTTAATTCATATTGAAGCTCTTTTGTTGTACTTCCATCGTAACGAGGAATGTCTAAAACTTGAACGTTAGAAGGAGCAGCAGGAATAACATTTAAATTTGTAGTATCTCTAGCCGTTAAAGCAATGTTTTGTTCTATATGATCGTATTTACTTGGATTGTGATAAACAGCTTCAACCGTATAAAGAAAATCATTTTCTTCTTTTATACCTAAAACTCTCCAATATGAAGTCTGTACATCTGTACTCTCTATAATCCAAATACTATTGTTATCAGGAACCGCTTGAAAACTTGAAGAGATATTAATAAGACCAGTACCCTTTACATAATCTGTATTCCAATAATTGCCATCACAATAACCAGCGATACCTGTAATATTATGCCCACCATCAAACGTTCCATCGGGCAAGACAACTCCTAATGTAGGAGATGTTGCAAGAGAAATATTTTCAATTTCTGCGCCACTATCTACTCCAACAGAATTAATTGTTGCAGAGGTAATTCTTCCTGCCCTTCTAGTTCCAGCTTTAACAGGATCAGCAACAGAAATTAACTGCCCAGGCTTTAATAATTGAGCCGTTACTAAACTAGAAGTAAAAGCAATTACTTCTCCATATTTCTCCTCATATAACAACCATTTTCCTAATCTATTAGCTTGCGCTCGACTGGTACAAGCAAAAGCAGTCACACTCTTTTTCACAACGCCCCTTTTTGCTATTTCACCTGCATCTTTAACAACTTCATACGCTCTATCTTTTAAAATTAAATCTAAATAAGCAACAACAACAACTGTAGGTTTTGTTTTTGAACTTTGATTGGTATAAGAAAAACCTTCTTCAGTTACATTGCTTTGGTTAAAGTTATAAACAGGATCAGAAGGTGAGTCTTGAGCAATCGTCAAACTTCCATCTTCCCAGAAACCTTGACTTCTCATAACTGAAAGAAGTTGATTAACTACGTTATACGCTTCATCCGTTGAACTAATCGTTGCATTACAACTAAACCTTGCTTCCTTGGTTGTTACCCCATCCAACGTATATTCAACTTCTTCATTTGCATATTTACTGGCACGGAAAAACGCCCATTTGTCTAATTGTGAGCTATCAAAATGATCCCCAAGACCAAATCTTTCATTTAACATCAACGCATACAACAACCAAGAAGGACAGGAAGTCCAAGTTGCAGCTTGGAACGTTCCGTTCCATACAAAGTTAGTTGGATATATGATTCTTCCTGAATCACTGTCAACTGTAACTCCAGTTGGAATCTGTACTTTTAAGCCTTTAATGTCATATTTTCTACTAGGTATGGAACTAAACTGTTGGGCATCAAGCCTTACACCAATTAAGGCTGTATTAGGATAAGTTTGTGTGTCAAATTTAACGGTAGTAAATGCACTCCATGTAAAGGAATTAGATAGTAAGGAGTCACTACTGTCATCAGTTACTCTTGTAACTTTTACGGTGTAAATTGAATTGGGATTATCTTCTTTGTTTAACCTTATTTCGTACTGTCTGTTATAAGCATCACCTGTCCTTCCCCTTATAGTGTCATCTATAACTTCATCATAAGCAGTATCATTCCCTGTTGATATATTTGTGTATTTAATTGCTATTTTCAACTGAACATGTGTACCTAAAGTATCTCCATTTTTGCTGTCTATTCTCTGAAGAACAGGGATAGTAATTTTAACTCTTACAGCATCAACAGTTGTATCCGATATTGTTCTTGTTACAGGAAATTCTTTAGTAACAGGAACATTAACAGCCGTTGCAGATAAGATTGCAGTTGAAGATTCTAAAGGAATATAATTTTGATTTGCTGTCCCTGTCCTTTCGTATAAATCTACGTCTTTAAAGTTATAAGTTCCATCTGAATTTTGTAAAGCAGTGTCATTGAAAAAAACAGATTTAAACCCATCTGCAAGACCTTCAATTGGTCCTTCTGCTATAACCTCAGTTATATTTGCAAATTCTCTACTGTCTAAACTATCTCGAGCAGTACGAGGAGTTCTATCACTACCTTTATCACCTTTACCACCACCACCAGCACCAATAATTGTTGTAGTCATGTGTCCACCTGAACGGTATCAATACCTGCGCTGACAACAACGCTTCCTGTTATTGTACGTCCCAAAACAATAGGGACAGGAACACCAGCAGCATTTGTATTGGTGATGCCACTAAAGTTAAACGATTCTCTAGGATCTTCAGTCTTTTCAGGCGTTTTTGGAGTAGGAGCAAGCATCCCTGCCACTCCATATAAAACCAACGCAGCACCAGTTTTAAACAAAGTAGTAGCAACCCATCCAGCCTTAGCAAAACCACCAGCAGCTTTTATTCCTGCAAATGCACCTGTAGAACCAGGGAGAAGAATAGCAGTAGCAATCAAAGCCGCACCTAAAAGTACCTTCCCCATATTTCCTCCAGCTCCAGCAATAACAGGTGTGATCAATATGTCTTCCTTCCCAATTGGATCTTTTAATTCATCAAGTCTTATTGATGTATCTCCTACACAGACAACGTATTCTCTTTCTGCCATGTGACGGTCTAATCCTGCAAAATTAGCCACCAACATCCTTACGCTTTCTGCTACATCAGCTATATCCGCAACAATCTCTTTTCTGCCTGTAAATTCAGCCAGTTCCCCATATAGCTTTACTGTTCTCATGCCTTAATTTCTTACCTGTACTTGATTGTAACCAATCCCCATAACAATCTCTACAACTCAAACGATTCTGAAGATGATGCAATACATTTCCATCCCCTAAATACACAGCACAATGGTTTAATCCTGGCGATCCAATCGACATTAATAACAAATCTCCTTTCATTAATTTCTCATCTTTTAACAACCGAAACCCTGTGGCCTCATACGCTCCATCAAACATAGGAGCATTAATGAATTGCTCTGGATCGTCTGGTCTATCCCAATCTCTTAACTCTAATCCTTCCTGTTTGTACCAATCTCGTGCGAGAGTCCAACAATCTTGCACCGCCCAAACCCATTGCCTCGATAATAAGGGTGAGATATAAACTCCAGAAGGATTGTATGTACTCCATTTCTCCATTCTAGGGTTAACAATATACCAAGGTACTTTGCCTTTACTAGCGGCAACTTTGTCTGCCTCGGAAGGTTCTGGTGCAGATACAGGATGACTATGAACAATCGCTAGGATTTCTCCTCTCTCTTCTGCTCTTGCATAATCAATTGCAGCAATCTGAAACATCTGTTCAGGATATTTAGCAACGTTTTTACAAGGCCAATATTTTTTCTTTCCCTTAACTAACAACAAAAGGCCACAAGCTTCCTTCGGGTCAGCTTCTTTTGCTGCCTCTAATGCTGTATGTTTCCAATTAATAACTGAACGTACCGACTCCAGGGAAGTCATCAGGCAATATCTGTCGTTTTGGCAATCTTACTCCAGCTAAATCAAATGCACTACACATTTCGTATGAAATAACATCTCTATTCTCTATTGATTTTCGGTCTATAAAATAAATATCTCTCGGTCTAAAATAACTTGTTGGATCAGCATCACTATTTGATCCACCAGTAAAATTAACAGCATCTAAATACTTAGATAGAGTCCGAGTTCTAGTGACTTTGCACCCCTCTAAAGTTATGGTATTACGAGGTAAAGCATTACCATCAGCATCAACATTTAATAAAGCCAATATTGTCGTAAACGTACCATTAAGATTTGCAACTGAGATATTAGGTCTAGGTAATGTTCCTTGACCTGTTGCCTGATAACCTTCTGCTTTTAATGGTATTGCAGTATAAGTATTCCCTTGCCATACAATGTCATTCCCTAATTCATTTTTTGTATTAGTAAATCTATATGTCGTTGTCGAACTATGTTGGGCGGTATTTAATTCAAAATCAAATAACTCAACAATTGTTTTAGCATCAGATCCTTGCAAAGTTCTTTGCAAGTTAAATTCACCTTCGCCTTCTGCGTAGTCAGCGACCCAGTAATTAACAACGCAATACAGCATTGATTTATGCAGTTACAGCTTTAATAACAGCGAAACGAATAACAATTGCTTCACTTAATGATCCTGCTGAAATGTTAGTCACATTAATTGAAGCTGAACCTGCTGCTGCTTGTGCGTTTAAAGCATACTTTCCTGCCGTTCCACCAGAGGAATGGTTTAAGGAAACAACATCAGTTGCCGCAATCGTTGAGTTAGTAAGAGTAAAAGAAACAATGGCATCAGCCGCTAACGCAGCATTATTCATTGTGACTGTTCCACATTTTTTGTTAAGTGTAACCGCAGTCGATTTTGAACTAGCTTGAGTTACTGTTCCACCGTCACCAGTAATATAACCAGCTTTGTCAGTGTTTAAATTTGTGAAATTAGCATCAACTTCTGTATGAGTTAATGGTGAGCCTTTGCCAGCTCTAGTGACAATGGTACTCATGCTTCAAAGACCTGTCTAAATGTTGCACTTATAGTAGCTCGATTTAGGTAAGGTATTGATTTTGTCCAACTAGCGCACACCCATTTATAAGAAGTGGAAGTATCAGGAGGTGTCCAAGTAAAGCTTGCTCCATCTAAAGCCCTGTTATCTAAAAAATTAGAAATTGTATCTGCATCGGTTTCACTAATATTTTGCCAACGTAAACTCCATTGTTTTGGATTTTGATTTAATCCAACATTCACTCTCAATTCATAACCATCTCCCATGCTCGCCACTCGGGTTTTGGGGCTACTATTTTGATTAGCTCCGTAAGAAGGAGTGATAGAAGGAAAGGTTGCCATTACCTAGCTGCTAAAAGCCCCCCGGGTCTTTGTTGTCTTGCGATCTCAGACTGAACCGCTGCCGCCAGCATACTTCCAAGTTGTTCCGCCTGTCCTCCGTCTCCCTCCACAGACGAACCAGAGGCGTCCACATTTACAACCACGTTTGTCGCTCCACCACCACCTCCAAGATCATGGTTCGGGATAATTGTGCCAGACTGACGAGGAATAAAAAGTTCTGGGCCACGTTCCCCAACAATCGCAGGCTTGCCAACAGGAGGTCTACCTCCAGCGGCAAAGAAACCGGGCATCATGCCCTTTAAAGCCGTACTGATTGCAATGTCAAGCAACATATCCGAAATCCTACTTGCAATATTTGAGAGGGATTCACTTAAAGATTGAGTACCTTTTATTAATCCTTTAATACCTTCATGCAGACTAGATTTAATCGTTTCCCCAACCTGCTTGAATCCTTCGTTTAAATGCTTCGTCATCTCAATTTGTTTCTGCAACGAAACTTCTGCTTTTTTATCTGCTTTTTCTTTTTCTTCTTTGCTCTTTTTAAACGTTTCTGGTTCGAATTGACTTTCATCTAATGTCTCAAATTCTAATCGTGCAATTGGCGCGGTCGTGCTAACACCAAACATCCTCTTCGCCCAATTAGGCATGGCGTTTTGTATATCAATAAACGCGTTCTTCATCGCAATAACAAGATTGCGCCCATAAAGTTTTGCCTGCGCCATTGCTCTCTTTAATTGCCTTTCAAGATCAATAAAAGAATCAGCCCACGATTGCGAAAACTCTTGAATGACCTTTATTTGTTCAATACCAAAAGTTTCCGCGATAACTTCGCCAATGCCTTTAGCAACCTGAAAGATCAAACGGAAAGGAAGAGCTGCAAGCTTCACCGCCGCCCCAAGAAGCTCCATCGCCATCGCAAGGCCGCGAATAGTCTGCTTCAACAGTTCGCCACCTTCTGAACCTTCCGCAAAAATATTTTGGAACGAAACCCCAAGCCGTTTTATTTGACCTTGTATTGTATCCGACGCGGTAAAGGCTGCCCGAGCTGCCGCACCTTGCGCGTTCTTTTGCTTCTCTAAAAGTTCGTTAAATTTCTCTGTGTCTTTTATAGCGTTTTGAATACCCTTGAACGCTTCAATTCCGAAAGCCTGTTGAAGTTCAGCCGTCGAGAATTGCGACAACTTTTCTAGCGTTCCACCTAACCCCTCGGAAGCGAGAGTGACGTCATTTATATCAACCTTTAATTTCTTCCCGACCTGTCCGCTTGATATTTTTGCTAATGCTGCATTAAGTCCAGTAAAAGCCGTTTCTGTTTGGGCACCCGCCGCAGTTGATTGAGCAATAACCGCGTTGACTTCTGCCAGCGGAACTTTTAAGCCCGCCGCAGTCGTCGCGACCTTACCAATATTGCTTGAATACTGGCCAATGGTAATAATTCCGTCCGCCTGTGTTTGTGCGAACTGATCCATTAAGAATGCCGCATCATC